GGCCCAGGAGGTCCTGGCCGCCTATGGCAAGCGCGCCCCCACCCAGGCCGAGTTCATGGCCTTGGCCTATGGTGTCACCGAGGCCACCGCCCGCGGCAGTGACCCGGTCTCCACCGGCCTGGATGCCGCGCGCACCAGTCGCTGGGGCATCATGCAGGCCACGGGCAATCTGTGGGTCTGGGGGCGGGACCGGGGCGGGCCCTATGGCGATGCCAGTTGGAACGCCAACACCGAAGGCCGAGGATCGACCTATAACGGACATAACGCCGCGCGATTCGGCGCCACCTGGAGCGACGGCGGGTACTCCGGCTCTCGCGCGTCGTGGTGGTTCTACGCGCCTTCGGTCTCGGCCAGCTACATCGGGGCGCGCGGCGTCGGCGATCATTTGCAACGGCCTTAAAGCACATGTGCCCAGCGTTTGCCGTGAACAATGTCATTGACCGTTTTTGGGTTGACCCTGAATTGCCGCGCAATGGCTGCGCACGACTGACCCGCAGCGTGGTCGGCGCGGATCAGTTTAACGTCGCTCTCCATCAGCTTGGCTTGCGAATTACGCTCGCCGGACTGTGGAGGCAGGGCAACCAGTCCCAGTTGAAACGCATGTTGGGCATTGCGCTGTGGCGTACACCACTCCAGGTTGCTGGCGTGATTGTTCGCTGGGTTGCCGTCCAGATGGTTCACAAACGGCAGTCCGTGCGGGTTGGGAAGGTACGCCTGCGCGACCAACTGATGCACCCAAAACGGACGCTTTCTGCCCTCCTTAGCCAAGTACACCCGCAGATGAGCGCCAAGACTGCGCCCTCGCGTTGCGGACAATCGGCGCAGGGGCTGCACTCGCATCCCGCCATTGGCGCCAACGGGGACCATCTTAGGCAACGACCAGACTTCTCCCGTTGCGGTCACCGCATAGCGGCCTTCATAACCTGTAATCGCTTTCATCGCCGTACTCCGGTATCGGTGGACGGGGAGATGATACCACATAAGGAGACCCACCATGCCCTTGTCCTTACCGCCCGTTAACGACCGCGCCGACCTCGACGCCCTCGATCCCGCCGCCCGCGCCGCCTTCCTGGAGCGGCTGGCCCGTTCGCTGTGGCGCCTGGAGCGCGATGATGCCCACCAGCGCTGGATCGCGGTGGAAGACCCGCGCGCGATTGAACGCTTTGGCTTCACGGTCGACGACTTCCCCAACGCGCCCAAGCCCGACCTCCCCGACTGGACGCCCTTGCCCGCCCCGCCCGTGGCGCGCGTCACCGCCCTGCAGGGCCTGCTGGCCCTGGATGCCGCCGGCCTGGCGGCGGCTTACGAAGCCTGGGCAACCGCCCCGGACCGCACCTTCGCGGAGCGCGCCTTTATCCAGCGCGCCGGCCATTGGGCGCGGGACGACGCCACCCTGCTCAGTGCCGCCACCACCCTGGGCCTGAGCGCGGCGGACGTGGATGAGCTGTTCACCCTGGCGGCGACCCTCTGACCCGCCGCGGCCCGCGCACAGGCGCCTGACTGACGGACCCTGACCCATGCCCACCCCCGCCTACGGCAGTCTGCCCTTCGCCGAACAGATCCAGTTCTTCCGGCGCAAGGTCAACCTGCCCAGCCAGCACTGGACAGACCTGTGGCAGGCCGCTCATGATCGCGCCTTCGTCGTCGCCGGGGCCATGCAGGCCGACCTGTTGGCGGATCTCCATGCCGCCGTCCTCAAAGGCATCGAGCAGGGCACCACCCTGGAGACCTTCCGCCAGGACTTCGAGGCCATCGTTGCCAAGCGCGGTTGGACCGGTTGGACCGGGGAGGATACCCCCGCCGGCCGCGCCTGGCGGACCCGTGTCATCTACGAAACCAACCTGCGCACCAGTTACGCCGCCGGGCGTTGGGCGCAGATCCAGGCGGTGAAGAGCGAGCGCCCCTACCTGCTCTATCGCCACAACGATAACGTGCTCCACCCGCGCCCCCTGCATCAGGCATGGGACGGCAAGGTCATCCGTGCCGATGACCCCTGGTGGCAGACCCACTACCCCCCCAACGGCTGGGGCTGCCAATGCACCGCCTTCGCCGTGGACGAGGCTTATCTCCGCCGGCAGGGGAAAATGGGACCTGACCCGGCCCCGGATGATGGGACCTACGACTGGCGAAATCCCAAGACCGGCGAACTGGTAAAGGGTATCCCAAACGGGATAGATCCCGGCTGGGCTTATACCCCGGGGGCGAGCCTGAACATGGATGAGTTCGTGGCGGGAAAAGTGGCGAAGCTGCCTGGGATGCTGGGGAAGGCGTTAAGTGAGGCAGTCTCCATGCTACCCGTCGCCCCCGTAGCGCCTGATCTACCATCAGACCAGGAACCCTAACCCATGGCCGGCATCACCATAACCATTGACGACACCGCGCTGCGCCAGCAGCTCGGCCAACTGATACGCGCCCTGACTGACCCCCAGCCCGCCCTGCGTCAGATCGGCGATGACCTGGTGCGAACCACCAAGGAACGCTTCCAACCAGGCAATAAACGCGCCCCAGACGGGACGCCCTGGGCGCGTAACAGCCCGGTCACTATTGCCCGCAAGGGGCGGGATAACCCGCTCTACCAGCGCGGCCACCTCCAGGGTTCCATCCGCTATCAACTTCTCGGCCAGAACGCCTTGGCCGTCGGCACCAACCGCGGCTACGCCGCCGTCCAGCAATTCGGCCAGCCCAAGGGCGCATCAGGCCGTAACCGCCGCGGCGCCCCCATCCCCTGGGGCAACATCCCCGCCCGGCCCTTCCTTGGCCTCAGTGACCAGGACGCGGACGATGCGGTGCGGGTGCTGCGTTCCTACCTGGCCCGGCAGGCGGGGCAGGGGACACCCTAAGCCGACGCCCGGCTCCCGCTCGCCAAGCCGCTGTCATGGCGGTAAATCCTTGGCCTTCTCCGCCTTCACCCGCCGGTACTTATCCGCCTGGCGACAGCGGTTGTTTTCCCCACACCCACCCTCCCCCATTTTCTAACCGCGGTTAATCGCCAGCCCCTTCCCGCGCGCGCCATGCTGGCGGCATGAATCGACCGCCTGCCGCTCCCACGCGCCCCCTGGCCGCCCTGGCCATGCCTCTGGCTGCCCTAGCCTTGCCACCCATGGGCGCCGCGTCTGGCGTCCCCTCCGGCCCGCAGCCGGTGGTGCTCATCCCCGACGGCACCTTCAAGGCCAGTGATGGCCGCCCCCAGGGCCTCCAGGGCTGGAGGCTCGACGCCCCCATTGCCCAACGCCTGATCCGCCGCGTCCAGGGCCGCCAGACCAAGCTGGTGGTCAACTACGAGCACGCCGAGCCGGTCGGCGCCCCCCTGCCCGCCGCCGGCTGGATCGACCCCGCCACCCTGGCTTATCAGCCCGGGACCGGCCTCACCGCCCAGGTCGATTGGCTACCCAAGGCCCACGACATGCTCGCCAGTGGCGAGTACGCCTACCTCTCCCCCGTCATCCGCTATGACGGCAAGACCGGCGAGGTCCTGGACCTGCTTCTCGCCGGCCTGACCAACACCCCGGCCCTCGATGTCCTCCCCGCCCTCAGCGCCCGCCTGGGGCTGTGCCTGACGGACGACGACCCGCCGCCTCCCTCCTCATCCCCTGACCCCGAGACGCCCATGATTGATCTCGCCAAGCTGCGGCAGGCCCTGTCCCTGGCCGCCGATGCCGACGACACCGCCATCCTCGCCCGGGCCGATGCCCTGAGCGCCCAGGTGGCGGCCCTGACCAGTCAGGTCAGCGACCAGACCGCCAAGCTCTCCGCCCTGGAGACGGCCAAGACCCCCGACCCGACGCAATACGTCCCCAAGGCGGTCTATGACGAGGCCCTGGCCAAGCTCAGCGCCACCGCCCAGGCCAACGACCAGGCGGAACTGACGCGCCTGATTGACGAAGGCCTGACCAGTGGCCGCATCACCGGCCCGGCCCATGCCGACTGGCTCAAGGGCCAGGGCATCGCCGCCCTGCGCGCCTACCTCGCCGAGGCCCCGGCCCTCGCCGCCCTGACCCGCACCCAGACCCAGGGCCAGGAGCGCGGTGCCCCGCGAACCCCAACCCTCTCCCCCGAGGAACAGGCGGTCATCACCCAGATGGGCCTCGACCGTGACCAGTACCTCAAGACCCGCGCCACCCTGTTCCCGGAGGCCTAAGCCATGACCGCGCAAGCCGCAGACCGCCAGATTGTCCGTCGCGAAGGCGAGACCTTCGAGTTCCCCGTCGCCGCCGGCGTCACCTGCTACATCGGCGCCATCGCCGTGCTGGATAGTTCCGGCAACGTCAAGCCCGGCGTCACCGCCACTGGCCTGATCCCCGCCGGCGTCTTCACCGCTCAGGTGGACAACTCTACCGGCAGCGCCGCGGACGTCACCGCCACCGTTCAGCCCGGCACCTTCCGCTTTGGCAACTCTGCCGGTGGCGATGAGATCACCAAGGCCGAGATCGGCGATACCTGCTATCTGGTCGATGATCAGACGGTGGCCAAGACCAACGGCTCCAGCACCCGCTCTGCCGCGGGTCAGATTGTCGATGTCGATACCTCCGGCGTCTGGGTCCGGGTCGGCATGGACCGGCTGATCACCACCGGCCTGCTTGCCGCCAATAACCTGTCCGATGTCGCCGCCGCCGCCACCGCCCGCACCAACCTGGGCGGGGGCGCCAACAAGATCGCCCTGGTCCTCGGGGACGTCAGCACCAAGGGGTCTGATGCCGCCGTGCTGCGCGTCGTCTCGCCGGTCGCCGGCACGGTAGACAAGATTTACTCAGTGCTCAATGCCGCCCTGGCCACCGGGGATGCCACCCTGACCGGCAAGATCGGCGCCTCCGCCATCACCAACGGCGCCATCACGATCACCGAGTCCGGCTCTGCCGCCGGGGATGTCGATAGCGCCAGCCCCAGTGCGGCCAAGACCGTGGCGGTGGGCGATGTCCTCTCCATCACCGGCGGGGGCTCAAGCTCCGCCACTGGTACCGCCACGGTGTCGGTCCTCATTACCCCGACCGTCTGATCCTGATCCCGGAGTACCCCCATGCTCGTCAATGGCAGCGCCATCCGGTCGGTGTTTACCGGCCTCTCCACCCAGTTCCACAACGCCCTGGTAGCCGTCCCCACCGACTACCAGGCCACCACCATGACCGTCCCCAGCAATGGCTCCGGGGTCGATTACGCCTGGCTCAGCCGCTTCCCCAAGATGCGCCAGTGGGTCGGCGACAAGCACATCAAGGCCCTGGCCATCGGTAACTACTACGTCAAGAACCTCGACTGGGAAACCACCATCGCGGTGGATCGCAACGACCTGGAGGACGACCAGCTCGGCATCTACAACGCCCAGGCGCAGATGGCAGGCCAGTCCGCCGGGGAGCTGTATGGCGACATCATTACCAGCCTGAAGAATGCCGCCTTCACCGGCCTGGGGATGGATGGCGTCGCCTACTACAGCGACAGCCACACCCTGACCAGCGCCGATGGCACGGTGCGCACCCAGGACAACAAGCTCACCGCCGCCCTGTCCGCCGCCTCCCTGTCCGCCCTGGTCGGCTCCTACGGCGCCGCCCGTCAGGCGATCATGGGCTTCACCGACGAGGAGGGCCAGCCCCTGGGCCTGATGCCCGACCTGCTGGAGGTCCCCCCGGCCCTGGAGGCGGTGGCGCTGATCATCGCCAACGCCGACAAGCTGGCCGATGACAGCCCCAACCCCTTCCGTGGCACCTGCCGCGTCCAGGTCAACCCGCGCCTCACCAGCAGTACCGCCTGGATGTTGCACGTCAGCAACCGCGGGGCGATCAAGCCCTTCGTCCTCCAGAC